AAGGATAAGATTAGAAATTTCGTATTGAAAATATGGCCCCTGACCAAGGGCAATACGAACAGTCGAACAAAGTTGTGGACTCCACGATTGAAAAATAATACAAACTTGATTCGACGCATCAACAGTCTCAAGGGCAATCTCACCGAGGCTGAAATCAACGCCGTCAAACAAAATATAAACGCGGCCGCAAGAAATAGAAAAATAGGGTATTTCCGTGCCGGTCTGGTCGATGTGGTCGATGGCAACCTGAAGAACAGACTAGGACAGGTGAAGTGGCTTGTGAATCTTGGACTGGGGCCACGGCCGTCATCACAACAGGCGCCGTGGGCCGCCGCGGCTCAGCGCAATGCGGCGGCGAGAAAAATTGGCAAAGCGTGGATTCACAGAACAGTAAAGAAGAACATCGTCGGTGCCACGCGTACACAGTTGGCGAGAACTCGGGCCATGCAACCGGGTGGGTCGGCTCGCGCCACCGCTCTCCTTGGTGCAGCTAGCGCACCTTGATAAATTTTCGTCGCCTTTAGTAAATGGCCAGCATGGGTTTCGAGCCCAAGCTCGATTGCGGTTGCGGCTGTGGGGGCGCCAAGAAGAGTGACACGGTCAAGTTCAAGTACGCGGCGTACTCGGCTCTTGTGTTCTTCTTCGTGGCGAACCCGGAGACGTTCAAGCTCGTCAGCAAGATTCTGGGTGACTGGGTCGCAGGACCGGCTGGCTGCCCGACGCCCGCGGGCCTCTTCCTGCACACGCTCGTCTTCCTCCTGCTCGTCTTTGGTTTGATGAAGCTTCGGAGCTGAAACTTTTTTCCCAGTATCTATTAAAATGTGGACCAAGATTCTGATCTTTATGGTTGTCTTTTTCCTCGTCGCCAACCCGGCCACTTTCAAGATCGTCCGCAAGGTTCTGGGCTCGTGGGTCGCCAGCGCCGATGGTCTGGCCACGCCGGCCGGCCTGGTCCTGCACGCCGCCGTCTTCGTGGCTCTGGCCATCTTCCTGCCCAAGGCCCTGATGCGCGCGTCGGGTTACGCCGAGGACGAGAAGGAGGACTACGCCGAGGACGAGAAGGAGGACTACGCCGAGGACGAGAAGGAGGACTACGAGGGCGAAGACGAGTTCGCGGACCTCCAGGCCGAGGCTGATCTGGCCGCAGCGGAGCAGCGCATCGCCACTGATAAGGCGCGCATGGCCGCTGACCGGGCTGCAAAGGCGGGCGCGGCCGCCTCCACGATGGCGGCACCGGCCGTCGTCGCCCCGGGCGCCGCGCCCATCACGACCGTGTCCAAGTATGCGGAGGATGAGTTCGTCGGCTACAGCTCGATGTACTAGGTCCTGGACCTGGGGCACGGGTCCTACGGACCCGCTAGAACTCCTCGTCGAACCGCACAGAGTCACCAGCCTCGACCATTCGCTTTGAATAGTCCCCGACTCGTTTCTCGAAAAAATTCGTCTTTCCCTCGAGTGAGATGGTCTCCATCCACGCAAAGGGATTTTCAGCCCCAAAAATAGGCTCGTGTCCCAACTGCTTCAGCAGCCGGTCAGCCACGTACCTAATGTACTGTTTCATTTGTTCGGCATCCATGCCTATCAGCTTGCATGGAAGCGCCTCCGTAATGAAACTCTCCTCGATGGCAACCGCCCCGCGAACAATGTCCGCCACGGGTGCAGACTTGTCCTCCAAGTGGTGATACAGAGCCACCGCAAACTCCAGGTGCAGGCCCTCGTCACGACTGATCAGCTCGTTGCTGAAACACAAGCCAGGCAAAACGCCCCGCTTCTTGAGCCAAAAGATGGAACAGAAAGATCCCGAGAAGAATATACCCTCCATGCAGGCGAACGCCACAAGGCGCTGTGCAAAACTCTTGGCCCCGGTCCCCGTGGGACCGCTTCCCATCCATTCCAGAGCCCATTCCGCCTTGCGTTTCACGGCGGGCACAGTCTCTATGGCGCGGAAGAGCGAATCCTTTTCCGCCTTGTCCTCGACCAACTTGTCAATCATGAGGCTGTACGTCTCACCGTGGATCGACTCGTTGAAAGACTGATACGCGTAGAACGCCCTGGCCTCGGCAATCTGCACCTCGGTCCCAAAATTCAGATTTATGTTTTCCATGACGATACCGTCGCTGGCCGCAAAGAATGCGAGGACCATCTTGATGAAGTGGCGCTCTGGGTCTGTGAGGGCCGACCAATCCGTGACGTCAGCCCCTAGGTCGATCTCCTCGGCCGTCCAGAAGGACCCGACCGCCTTCTTGTACAGTGCCCATAGGTCCGGATACTTGATGGGGAATACGGTGAATCGACTATTTGTGGGAACGAGGATCGGGTCCGCCATACTCTAATTGGGGTTTTATTCTTTAGGCGCGGCAGTACACTTTAGTCATTACTCTAGACAATACATAAGTATGGACTGGACCCTCCAGAAATTGATGGTACTCATGGCAATAAACACAACTGCCGCGAGTATAAATCACGTCCATCGTAACCATGATCTAGGAATAGGGGCCCGTCTCGTGCTATTCCTACACCATCTTGTTATTATGATAATTATTATAGGAGCATTCTTAACTACTGATAGGTTTATTAGGTACCATCTTTTACTCGCGACGGGGGTGTTCGTCTTGTGGTTCTGTATCGATGGATGTTTTCTCACATTTGCCGAAAAAGAACTCGTTGACTATTCACCAAGTGATACGGCGGCCCTGCACGGAACATATATAAACGGCGCTATGCACCAGTTACTCATTACGCTTCCGTTAATTTTCTACGATTTTTATAAACTTCTAGTGTAGGGATGGCCACCGTGAGTGGATTTTACGCCATCAAGGATGAGATGACGGCGACGTTCTACGTGACGACGACGCTTCCACCCGAGCTCAAGACGGGCGCCCAGCTCTTGAATCTTCCAGGCATCATAGGAAACGCTCTGGTGACGACCGTTCTGCCATTTCGGGGATCCCATCAGACATATGGCGCCTATAACGGAAGTTTTGATTTCCAGGCGGACAAGGCCCAGACCATCCAAGGGATAGTGCCCGTCTCGACCGTGACGCTGTCATCGGCGCCCTTCTCGAACGCGCCACCCGTGTACTCGATGGACGGCACGTACTTTGTTTCGAATTATAAAGTGTATTTCTACGCGACGACCCCCCTCCCACCGGGACTCAAAAAGGGGTGGCTCCTCACGAATCTCCCGGGCGTGGCGCCGGTCCTACAGGTCCGGGCGTTCCAGTCCGTGCCCGGTATTTGGCCACGACCCAAGTACCCAGGTGACCCGACGCCCGTCACGAAGTACATGGGGACCATCATCACTTCACCCGTGCCGCCCCTCGCCCCCCTGCCTACAAACTCGCCACCCGGTGGCACACGGGTCCAAAACCAGGCCATCCTCGCCGCACCGGTCACGACCGTCGGATTCATCCCTCAGCCCCTGAATCTCGCACCCCCGCAGATTCTCACCTTGCCGCCGCTTGACGACGACAACTTTCCCAGATTTCCAGTGGATCTCAGGGACCTCGATGCGGAACCACCGGGTCACGTCATGCTCAACGACAATAATCTGACGGAGAAGAGTCGGCTCGGTTTCAGTGCGGGTGGTGTTCTGGCACTCGACGCCATCGGGCCTCAGGAGAAACTCATCGCGGACACGACCGACTTTACACAGGGTGCGTGGACACCATCTTACAAGCAATATTCACTGTCCGTCGTGTATCAACAGCGCATCCCCGTGCCGGGCACAACCTTCATCCGACGCACGGAACCGGGTGTCGCGGTGGTCGAACTCCGTCCAACAGAACTCGGCGATCTCTTTTCAAACATGCACCTGCAGGTGACCCTACCAGCCCTGAGCGCGGGCTCTGCCTACACGAACCAGATTGGCCGGGCCCTCATTGAAAAGGTGGAGTTTATCGTAAACGAGACCGTCATAGAAACCATATATGATGATTGGCTCGTGATCAGAGATCAGACATTCCTCGACTATGACGAACAGGTTGGAATGCTGAACCTCGTGAATGGTGGCCAGGCGAATCAGAACCTGACACCCTCAACGCCCCTCAACCTCCTCATCCCGCTGGAATTCTTCTTTTGTCGCCGGCACAGTCACGAGAACAAGGCGCGTGAGAGGCTCCGCCGCCCCTACTTTCCAGTATGCGCCATGTGGGCCCAGAAGATTTACATCCGCTTCACGTTCAGGCCGCAGACCTGGTTCACAAACGCACCGGGCACCATTGACCTCATCAATCCGTACATCGTCCTAGAGTCCGTGCGTCTCACGGATGCCGAGCGCCTGTACTATCGCAACCAGCCCCTGCGCTACATCGTTCCGACAATAAAGAAAGAGTCCACGGCCGAGTACAATCAGGGGGCTGTGACAGCCACGCTCACCGCCAACTTCCCCGTGCAGCTCTTGGCTTGGTTCATCCGCAACAAAAATTATGAAGGGACCCAAAATTCCAACTTTTACGACGTGCGTTATCTGTACGGGTACGCGTCACAGTACATCACGGCTGCAGTTCCCCTGTCATTCCCGACTGGTCAGGCTCAGTACATTGACTCGATCGAGACCGTGAAGATTACCATGAATAACGTCGACATCCTTGACACGTTCGCCAACGGCACGTATTGCTCGTTCATTCAGCCCATGGAGCACGGTCTGTCCGTGCCCCAAAAGAATATCTATCTGTATTCATTCGGTCTAAATGTGACTGAATACAACCAGGGTGGTTACATTGATTTTTCAAAGTTGAATTCTCAAACGTCAAACCTGACGCTCAAGTTTTTGCCAGAGCTTGCGGCGACCATCACACAGTACGCGCTGTATCTGTTCTACTATGGATACTCGGTTCTGGAGTTCCAGGGTGGCTTTGCTCGTATGGCTTATTTGTAGTCATGTAGTCTATGATTCCATTGGTCAGGCACCACTTGATGAAGTTGAGCTGGGCGACGGTCGTCGTCAGGCCCTGAAACTGTATGCGCTCGGTCCGACAAAAGGGATCAAAGAGCTTTTTCGAGTATCCGTCGAGACTCGACTTGTAGGCCACGTGTACGGTGAACGCACGCCCGGCCGGAGTCGTGTACGTGACGTGTCTATTCTTGGCGTAATTGGTGATGAACCACTCCAAATTACGCAAAGAAATACCTTGACTTTTAGTCGTGAGGATGTCGTGCAGCCGTCGGGCGTTGACCGGGTCCTCGTAGAAGCGCGTGAGGGACTCGAGCAACAAGTCCGACTTGCTCATTAATTTAGAAGAACTCTAAATGTTTAACTGTCTTGACCTTTTCACACGCAGGGCATCCTGCCAAGTACATGGGCGGGAGGGTGTGCGTGTGCTGCGGGCCCTGTGGAACATCGGCCTCGAGGGGGCGCATCGCGATGACCGGCTTTTGATCCTGATGCATCTTGCAGTACCCGTCTATCCGCGCGTGACGTGTACACCGCGTGCCCTTGCCCACCAGGCCCAGACATTGGTCCGTCTTGACCTCCATACAAGCCACATCCTTCATGAGCTTTTCAAATGGTAGCCGGTACGTTCGGGACACGTGCTGCACGACGTTGCTCAGACGCTCGCTCACGCGCCTATTGACCTCATTCTCGAGAATGGCCATGATCTGTTGCTCCATGTGGTGGCGCCTTGATTACTTGGCGATGGGCTTCTTAAAATACGCATCGAGCGTGCGCATCTTGGGATCGAATGTGCCCTTTTTGTTCCCGGCTGTGGCCGCCGCAAAGATCGTCCTTTCGGGGTCCGAACCGACCAGAGGCTCCAAGAGATCACACACGGGCTTTTTGAGCTGGTTCGTGAAATAGTACTGGTAGTCGAGAGGGACGCCCTGCTCCCTGACCCACGTGGGATCCTCCGCCTTTTCCGTGAGCTTACCGTTTCTGGGCATCAGAGCCACCACAAACGGGACGCGATCACCCTGCTGTGGCTCCGAGCCTGGTGAGCGCGCCTTGATCTTGTCACGGACCGCCACGTGAGGCATCGCCACCTTGTATTCACTGGCGAGCTGCTTGCTCATCATGAGCTTCTCCATAGGAATCTTACCCGCCACGAGGTCAGCCGACGCCTCGCGTGCAAACTGTATGACTGGCCGTGGATCGTCGGAGTCGAGGATCATTCCAAGCAGGCTCTTGAGAGTCTCGCGGACGTACGGACAGCTGTCACGCCGGACCACCTGCAGCCCCTTGACGTCAATCTTTTTGAACTTGACGAGACGGGTCCCATCCTCTTTCAGGACGGGTCTCCCATCCCTGTCCGACACCCCTTCATACATCTTGGCCGCGTAGCGCTTTTTCGAGTACAAAAAGTACGGACAGTAAACCTTCTCGAGTTCCAGATCGTTCGGGGCCTTGAAGAGCTTCGTGCACGCCTCGGCCGCAATCTCACCCTGGATCCACGAGTAGTCTATCGCATCCTGACCCTTCCGGCCCTGTACGTCAAACTCGACCATCACGGAGTCGGTATCCCCATACCTCACATTGGCTCCCGGGAAGTTCGCCTCTACGTAGTTCTTCGTCTCTTCGATCATCTGCCGGCCTCGCATGGTGACGGTCGACGCGATCGGCACGCACGGGAGCATACCCTTGGACGCGCCCGTAAATCCGTAGATGCTGTTCATGCTAATCTTATAGGCGAGCTGCTGACCGTTGTAGACCGCCTCCATGGGTGTGCCCTCGGCCGCAGCCATGAGCTTCTTGGCCTTTTTGCGGAAAGCCTTGAGGTCCGTGAGGATAGTGGGCAGGAGGGAAACCACGCCCTGCGCAAACTTGTGGGGCCCGAACGTCTCGTACTCGACGCCGGGAAGGTTGTCGTACTTTGGGTCCATGACGAGCGTCGAATAGCACAGGTTGTGAGCGACCATGATGCTCGGATACAGGCTCGCAAAGTCGAGAGCAGTGATCGGGCCGTAGTAAGCGCCCGTCTGTGCATCGAGGACCGTCGCGCCTTGGTACCCGTCGTCTGCGCCAGTTGTACCAGGTGGGCCCCCGCGGAACGTCGGAATGATGAAGTTGAGCTGTCGGGCCTTGTAAGCCATCTGTGAAAACACCTTGATTTGCTGACCACGCTCGCTCAGAAACGCAAGAGGGACCCAACACGCCTTGGCCATCTCAACCTGGTTCTGGATTTGGCATAGCTTCTCCATGAGTGCGTGTGGAAGCTCCGTATCCTTGATGCAGTACTCGGCAACCTCGCCGAGCCGGACCGGATCGCCCTCCTTGTACCGGCTGAAAATCTCCTTGACCGGCATGTCGTTCTTCTGATCTTTCAGAAAGTGCTTCGAGACGTTGTTCAAAGAGTAACTCTCGAGCTTGTGCTCGCGCTTCACATCCTGGAATAGATCAAAGACGTACCGGCCCTTCATAGGCGTCATCTTGAGCTCGTTGTTACCGAGCGCGCTCGAGCTCAGATTCTTGACCGTGACCTCCTCAATCGGACAGTCCTTCAGACGGCCCCAGACGGTGCTCGCCCCTGTACGGGTCGCACGCATGTGCAGAAACTCGAGATCGAATCCGAAGATGTTCCAGCCCGTCAGAATGTCCGGATCGATCTTCTGCAGGTACTTCTGGAAAGCCTCGAGGAGAGCCGCCTCGGTCTCGAAGGACTCCACGTCAGGCCCGGCCGTCTCCTTCAGACAGAGGCACTTGCGGTCCAGAAAGCCCTCTTGACCAAACGCTTTGGTCGTCATGCCGATCTGGAAGATGACGTCAGAAGGGTTCCGAGGATCCGGGAAGGCGCCAGTGCTCGAGTAGCACTCAATGTCGAACGACATGATTCGAAGGGGCGCGATGTCGTCGCGGGCCAGTGGCGTCACGAACCGCCAGTTTGGTGCCCACAGATTCACGTCGCAGGCCGTCGCCGCGTCCGGCTCGCAAAGTCCAGGATCGACCCATCCCGTCGAAGAGATTCCCGAGCAGTGCATGAAACGCAGGACCGGATCGATGTTGCCTTCGTAAACCTTGCAACCGGCCAGCTCTGGAAACTTGCGGTTATCGATGCAGTACACGAGGCTGCGCATAGCGCGATGCGTCCTGAACTCGCATCGGACAAACTTGGACAGGGCACCATTCTGAAAGCCCCATAGGTCCTGACCGTCCTTGACCTCACACGATACGAGACCGCGCCACGAGTTCTCCTTGATGAAGGCCCTGACCGTCTGAGCCGTCGTACGAGGCCCGGGCTTGACGTAAAAGAAAGGACAAAAAGGCGTCCCGAGCGAAACCGATTTACCATCCGCAGATCTTCCGAAGATGCGAATGGTGAATTGATCGTCTTGATCTTGCCCATCCCAAGCCACAGCCTGAAAATGAGTCATCTTAACTATTATACGTTTTTAGTTCTTATCTAAAACAGGCCGGTCGAACCGAAGCCCGCGGTGCCGCGGGCGGTCGACGGCGCGGCGACCAGAGGCGTGTTCTCCGTAGGGATCTCGACCACCTCGGCCACGGTGTAGTTCTCAAGGATCAGCTGCGCGATCCGGTACCCCGGGCGGATCACAAACGGCTGTGCACCGTCCAGATTCTGAAGGACAACCTTGATCTCACCCGTGTAGTCGGGGTCGATGACGCCCGCCAGAGTGTCCAGACCGTGCTTCACGGCGAGTCCAGAGCGAGGTGCAATACGTCCATAAGTTCCTG